GTTCGTAGTTTTTACGATACTGATGCAAATCCTGTTGTTCTGGAAACTTACCAGAAATGTACTATGATTAAAGGTGCATCAAGTTTTATTGGACAGCGTATTGGTACTAGTGATGGTGAATATTCACTATTAAGTAACTATATTATGGTTGAACTAGCTGATGATATTCCTCTTGATGTATTTCCAGCAGGTTTCGAAGGATTCATGTTTAACAATTATTCAGAAGCAGTAACTGGTGACTTAACAAGTGAAGGTGTTGCACCAAAAATGTTCTACAAGACAAGTTACGCTGAAACCGATAAAGTTAATAAAACATACTTAGGTATATCAGAACTTGGTTACAGTGGTGATGGTATTAACCAAGACATGTTTGACTTCAACAATTGGGGTCATGCTGGAATGGATGCTACTGGATTTACAAAGAGTAAAGGATTCCATATGGACAGTGGCGCAACAATTATTAGTGGTACTACTGAATTCGAAGTTGGTGCTGGTGCTTTCAGAACTTATCAAGATACTGATAGTGTAACAAATCCATATTACAACATTAAAACAAGAAAATTCACTTTTGTTCCTGCTGGCGGTTTCGATGGTTGGGATGTGAATAGAATTGAACGTTCATATGGTGATTTATATGTTCAGGGTGGAAGACAGAGTGGTCATCCGGGTCAACCTCTAGTTATCCCAACCAATGACTTCCAAGCATGGGAAGCTGCAATTGACACTTTCAGTAATCCTGAAAATGTTACAATTAACCTCTTCGCAACACCTGCTATAAATTGGGCAGAACAAACAACATTGGTTCAGAACACAATTGATATGATTGAACAACAAAGAACCGATACATTATATATTATTGATTCACCAGTAGGAGACATTAGAGCAACTGTTGGTGACGGTGGTAAAGCAGATGTTGTGGCTGCTCAAGCAATTGTTGATTTATTGGGTGATACTGAAATCGATAGTAGTTACAGTTGTACTTACTATCCTTGGGTTCAGGTTAGAGACACACAAAATAATGTAAATGTTTATATTCCAGCAACTGGTGAAGTTGTTAGGGCGATGGCATTTACTGATAACGTTTCATTCCCTTGGTTTGCCCCTGCTGGTCTAAGTCGTGGTACTACTTTCGCAAGAAAATCAATGTATAAATTGTCACTAGAAGCTCGTGATATCCTTTACGCAGGTAGAGTTAACCCAATGGCTGACTTTGCTGATGCGGGTACTGCAATCTTTGGACAAAAGACACTTCAGGTTAGGTCAAGTGCTCTCGACAGAATTAATGTTCGTAGACTTCTTCTCCAGATTAAAGTTCTTATTGCTAACGTTGCAGTTAGATTGGTGTTCGAGCAGAATGACCAAGCAACTATGGATGCATTCTTAAATAAAGTAAACCCAATCCTTGATAGTATCAAGAGAGAAAGAGGTTTAACCGATTTCAGGGTGAAAATGGATAACAGTAATAATACTCCAGAAACTCGTGATAGAAATGAGTTATATGGTGAAATATTCTTGAAACCAACACGTGCTGTTGAATTTATCGGCATTACTTTTACAATTACTCCTTCAGGCGCATCATTTGCCGATGTTGGTGCATAATAATTTCAGTTTTAAATTTGAAAACCCGCTAAAAATGGCGGGTTTTCTTTTTTCTAGTATTTATTGGAAATTACATTAAATAAAAATAGTATATAATGGGAAGAGCTAAAAAAAGTGCATTGAATCAAAGGAGCACATATAAACCAGTGGTTGAAGAACCCAAAGAAGAAATTGAAGTGGTTGAAGAATTGGTGGTTGAAGAGCCAGTTGTTGAGGAAGAGATATTAGAAACTGAAGAAAAAATTGAACAGGTTCAGGAATCGGTAATTGAAGAACCAGTTGAAGAAATTCCGATGGAAATTCCGATGGAAATTCCGATGGAAAGTCCTTTTTATGAAGATGATGGTGAAGAAGACGGTGATGTTGGTGATGACGAAGATGAACCCGTAGAACGTACATTGGCTGACTTGTCTCATAAAGAACTAATGTTTTTTAAGAGAACAGGTATTATGCCAAAATAAAATTGTCTATTTTATGTGTAAGGTTTTTAAATACCAGAGTATTTATTATTAAACACAAAAAAATAAACAGAAAAAAATTTAACAATTAAATAAAATGGCAGGAGAAACAATGATAAGAACGATGCCGTTCGAATACGAACCAAAAAGGGTTAATAGATTCTTTGCGGTATTTGAACCAGAGACTGGTATTGAAGTATGGCAGATTCAGAAATTCAAAAGACCTTCGATGAAAATCAATAGTGTTCCGATTCAGTTTATGAACGAACAAAACTATGTTGCAGGTAGATATACATGGGATACAATGTCGGTTACATTTCTTGACCCGATAGGTCCTTCAAGTTCACAGCAATTAATGGAATGGGTTCGTTTACATGCAGAATCACTAACAGGACGTATGGGTTACGCAGCAGGTTATAAGAAAAACATTACTTTGAAATCACTAGACCCAACGGGAGTTGAGGTTGAAAAATGGTTCTTGGAGCAATGTATGATTACCAGTATTGATTTTGGTGAAAACAGTTACGAAGATGACGCTTTAACAAACGTTACTTTAGAACTTCAACCTTGGAGATGTATTCTTAACTTATAAGAGATACAAACAGAATTTAAAAACTCGCATCAATGGTGCGAGTTTTTTTATTCACTAAAAATTGCACCGTCTTTTGTTATTATGAAATTACATTGAATACATTGAATTGATTTTTTTGGAACTGTGTAAATATCCAATGTATTGTTTTTTTCATCCCATTCAAACTTCAGGTCAATTAAAGTCCCATCTTTTTTTAATTCCATCAATGTTTGAATCACACCAATGATAGTATTTGCTTTGTCGTTTGTCATTTTCTTAATTTTTGCATGAATTTTTCAGAAATTTCATGCTGCTAATTCTTTAATTCTATCTTCTATTATCATTTTTGCATAATATTCACGGTTCTTAGTCTCGATAATTTCATAATCCTCATTATTATGACTAAACCAAACAATATACGATTTTCCGAGTTTTATTCCAGTGTTTTTCTCAATAATTAATTTATACATAGCTAATTGTAAGGAGTAAATTTCTAAATCACTATCTTCCAATAACTGTAGTTTACCTTGAAAATGTCTGGATTTCACTTCTTTCTCAAATGCCTTATTGGTTTTCCAGTCCCAAATCTGAAATTCCTGTGCCCTGACATTCCAAAACAATATATCAAGCATTCCACCGATTAACGACTCACTATCGTATATTATCATCTCAGTTCGTATCGGAATCAACTTCCCTTTAACCGCATTATAGAAATTATTAACGTGTTTTTTCGTTATATCATATTCAAGTAAAACAGGGTCGAAACCAAATTCATTAAGAATTAATTCCTTGGGATATGGGAAGACTTTATTTAAGAATAGATTTTCAGCATAGTCATGGATTGCCGAACCTTTCATCGTTCCTTTTTTATTTATGAACTTCCATGCACGTAGAACTTCTCTTTGGGTGAGAGTGTACTCATCTGCTTTATAGTTTGACCAGTAATCTTCTTGAAATTCTTCTTGGTATCGGTGTAATATTGTGGTAACACTAATCAATTCTTTACCATCCACATAATATTTATGTGGTTCATCATGAAATGTAACATCGTTAAATGTTGTAAAGAATTTATCTGGAATTTGAATATTCATTGCAGCAAATATACAAAAATTTTAATTTGTTACAATGTTTTTTTGCATAATACCTTCGAATTGCAATTCTTCTAGTTTTTTAATTACGGCAGTCTTATCTGGGTCTAGTCCAGAATATCCGTGGATGTGATTAACCAATGCCACTCTGATGACCTCTAAGGCTTCAATTAAGACATCTGCACGAGCTATCGGGTGTCCTTCTTCAAATACCCTCACTCTGTCCTCTGAAGTCATTCTAGCAGCCTTAAACTTAGGGTCACCATCATGACTAAGAAGAGCAATCTTATCACTTTGAATTATAGTATTACTATAAAAATTCTCGTTATTACCATCAACAGGTTCATAAATCATAGCGATTGATGCTGGATTTGTTGTGTTGAGTTTTAATATATCGTCATTCTCATGCTTACCCGCTCTGAGATGAACTTCATTTACTTTAAGAATTATATCAGTATTAACTTTCCCGACAATCGCAATATCCGATTTTGTTGGAAACACACCGTCAGCATCTGGATATGTACTAGGTGCTTTATCTGGGTCACTGAGTCTGAGATTTGTTGTGTTTAAAGCTGTGAACCTAATATCTTTCCCAATCTTCTGAGGTTGGGAAATAATTGCACCAAGCCAGAATCTACTTCTTTCTGGAAACACCCTGTCTTCAAGAAAAACTCTAACAACTTCTTCTTTCTGTGGATAAACATGGAAAAATTTTGGCATGAGGGGATAACACCAAGGCAATTTATCTGGGTCAGTTACGTAATTATCTAATTCAGGTATGCTTACTTTAATTCTACCACCATCAGTTTCATCGTCAATACTAATAACAGTACCATAAAATATGGTTCTTTTTCGAACCAGACTAGCACTTTCCTTCTTATTGGGATTACTTGTTTGTATGATTGGTTTATCATATGCCATTATTCTACCAATTTTTCAACGATTTCCACATAATTTTTTTCGAGTTCCTGTAATTCTTCGGCTTTACTGTTAACACTCTTTTCCAGTTTCTCTATTTCATAAGTTTCGGCAATAATCTCTTTTTTCAAAGCCTCATGTTTGGCTTTGATATCATTTCCCATTTTCTGGAGTTCGATTTTCGTATATTTACTCAGGTCTTC